TTATCCAGGTCTTTGTATGTGGCGACGATGTATTACTCGTTGGCGAACGCAAAGACTTGGAGCGTTTCGTCGAAGCAATTGCTGAATGCAATTTCTTTGCCGAATTGGGCACGAAGCTAGAGTTCGAGCCCATCGTCGACCACCATGCCGATACCGAATTCCTCAGTGGTTGGTATCTCCGTGGTGATGTTGATCACAAACGCAATTATGTGCACGCCGCCAAGCTTGGTCGCGTACTCGCAAAGACACCGCTTACCCACAAAATGTGGCACAACGATACGGAGTTTTACACTCTGAAATATAGCAAGCTCCTTGCCATGTCCAACGAATTGTGGTACCTCCCGAAATTTTCTGCAAAGCTTCGAAAGTTCTGCGAGACCATTAAATTTCCGGGGGTCCACCAAAATCAGCAAAAATTTTACACGTATTCAGCCCTTCCCACCGTCAACCGATTCACTCGACTCGATTTCAAAGCCAGATATTGGCTAGAACTCGACGACGTTGACGGCGCTCTCTGCCGCGATTTCGAATGCTCGTGCCCGTCTGTATTGACCGGCAGCGTCTACGAAAGCATCGTGCGCACTGATTTAGGAATGGAGCTTAGCACTGCCTTCGATGTCGACAAGATGATCATCAATGATCATCTTGACGACATCCCCGAAGTCGACGACGACCTTCATGATGAAGTGTTGCGTTCAACCGAACGTACCACCCAGCGAATGAAAGAAATCGATGATATGTGGGACAACGAGGCTTAATCGACGCCGGCCGATTGCTTTCGTTCCCCCCTTTACATCTCCCTCCCTTTCTTTCCCCTCTTATATTAACCAATGGCTCTAATGCCCATCGCTGAAGAATATGCACTGCAACAATCGTCAAATGCTTTGACGCCGCAGCAGCGCGCAATCGTCATGAAGACAATGTATGATGAAGGTAAAGGCGCCGCCAAAGGCCTTTACAAATTTGGCCGCAACGTCATTTCAGGTAGGAATCGTCGTGCAAAACGTAAAGCTCGCAGAGCTCAGCGTGCTGCACTTGCTCTTCCTCCTCCGATGCCACTGCGTCGACAAGTTGCTTCGTCAAACAAAGTCTCCAGGCAGTCCGCACGAATGGCAGGTAATGCCATGACGACACCAATCCGCCAATCCTATCTTGGTTTGGCGAAGTATAACGTGTCTCATCGTGAATACGTGGCTGATATTTCCGGTAGCGTGGATTTTGCTGCCGTGGCTTATAGAATTAATCCCGCCAATTATGACCTGTTTCCGTGGTTAAGCCGTATTGCGCTCAATTTTGAGAAATACCGTTTTCGCCGTTTGTGTTTTTGTCTTAAAACACAAACCTCCACCACAACTCCAGGTAGTGTCATGATGGCCGTTGATTATGATCCAAGTGATGCCCCGCCTTTGAGTAAGAGCGATATGTTGCAATATGACGGCGCCATTCGTGGTGCAGCATGGGACAACATTAATTGTGACACACTCGAAAAACAAAACAAGCGTGAGTTGTTGACAGCTGTTGCACAATCTGGTGATTCGTCCACAAGACGTCTCGAGGATTATGGAACACTTATTGTCGCATCTCAAGGACAGGCAAGCGATGCTGTCATTTCAGAATTGTGGGTCGAATATGATCTCGATTTGTTGGTACCCTCCTCACAAGGATCTTGCTCTCAGCAAGTTGTTAGCTTTTCGCAAGCAGGTGCCATTGAGTCGAATAATTTTGATTTGAACAGTCCTATTTTCTCTAACATCGTGCCTCTTGTTATCGGTAACTTTTATGGCTTCACAGCTACGTGCAACATCACCGGACGTTACAACCTGCTTCTTAAGTCTTCTCTGAGTGGCGCATTGACGGTTAACGGCGACGTTTCCATCAATGGTGTTGCCCAGACTAGTGATGTCACCTACACAGGTGTCTCCATTGGTCACGGGATCCTTGAAGACCTGAACCTTTCGTTGAGTCAAGGTGACGCCATGATAGTGAGATTTGGATCTACGGATGCTGCTCTCTTTAATGGTGTTTCCACGTTTGTTATCCAACAAACCGACTCCTCTCTTTTTCCATAGTCCAGCCTGACTTTAACTTTGCGTTCGGG